TAAGAGTCTTTTCGACTCCGAAATGCGGAAGGGTAACATCGTCCCACCTTCCGTTGCCATAGACCTGACCGCCGGATTCCACGGCAGTAAAAATTTTTCCGAGAACAGAAATGTTATATTCGTTCATAATTTGTCCTCAAAATAGATAAAAAAAGAAGGGGCATTATAGCCCCTTAAAACATTGTGCCAAATATAATGTTATCCCATGTACGCCTTATGGTCTCTGCGAATCTTCTCCGTGGACATATGAGCGTAATGAGTCGTAGTGCCTATCTGCGTGTGACCGAGAATAGCCTGAACCGACTCGATAGGCATACCATGTTCAATAGCAGTAGTGGCAAACGTGTGCCGGAACCTATGCGGAATGACGTTCGGAACACCTGCCTTGTCGGAAAGTTCGTGAAGTTTCTTTCTCACGGCACTCGTGGTTATACGGTCATGCGGTTCTCTCGCTGACACGAATAATGCCGGATTATTGTCCGACCTACTAGATAGATAGGTTTTAAGCGATACGACAGCCGGAGCATCAATGAAAGCAGTTCTCCATTTCTCACCCTTGCCGTAGACGGTTATCTCTCTCCGTTCAAAGTCAACGTCCGTAATATTGAGACCAACACACTCCGATATGCGTATGCCGGAAGAGTAGAGTACGTCAATCATGGCACGAGTCCTCTTAGAGTCACAAGCCATCCTCAAGGCTTCAATCTGCGTGTCTCTAAATGCTGTCCGTGGCTTAGAATTGCTCCGCTCCGATTTGATCCGTGTAGACGGGTCTTTCTGAATGTATTCTTCCGCATACAGCCACTTGAAGAAACTCCGTATGATTGCCTTGCGCTGATTGAGCGTAGCCTTTGACAACGGCTTTCCGGTCTTGGCATTAACGCTTATCTCGTGGAGATACAGCCGGAGATGATTGACCGTAATTAACTCCAACGGCATTTTGAGCCTGAACAGCATGGACTCAAGGCACATACGATACTGCTCACGAGTTCCAGGCTTCATGCGTCCGTCCTGTTCTTTGGATGCCATGAAGATGAAATACGCTTGAGGAAGTTGATAATCCGTGACGGATAACTCCGTAGTAATAGGCTTGATTTCAAAACCCATCGTGTAAATGTCGAGCAGTTCTCTTACGGACTTGATTTGTTCTGGCTCAAGTAGGTCATTGAGTTTCAAGCAGAATCCATTAGTGAAAGTTTCAGCCATAAAAAATACATCTCCTTTCTACAAACACTTGCAGACCAGAGATGTAAAATGATACAATAATCCCTAGCCTAACAAGGTGACGAGTCGGGATTGTTTCTTTGGCGAGAGCGTCCCGGCTCTTTTATTTTGTTCGTGCGAATATTATAAGTGAGATGCTTGCTGAATATCAAGCAGAATTTTGGAATCTGTTTGGGCGTTTAATTGACTTGACACGTTGATTTAAAGTGTCTTTTTAGTAAACTACAGGAGTACCAAGGACGCAGTTGCAAACACCAGACCCACCATTGTTTGGATTGTTTGGGCAATGCTTACACGCATCTTTTACTTGCTTAACAATATAATCTTTGTTTGCATCTGCAAAAGATTTCAGCACAAGGTTATATATTTCTTCATCTGTCATAAACATTTACTCCTCCATCGTGTCTTTAATCGTTTAGTTGACTAATCATCTTCATCCCATTTGTTGAAAACGTATCGCCAAACAAACGGGGAAATGATTACTAATGCCCAACCGATTTCTGCTATAGCTTGCATAGTGTCCTTTAATTAAGCCATTATCTGGTCTTTAACAACGGTTTCAAAGTTGATAATGTCACTTGTTCCGCCGCTCACATATGACGGCAAAGCCGCTATCAATTCTGCATTGTTAATAGTCCATGTCTCAAGCTGAAAATCGTGGTTTTTGCATACTTCAACACCATCGTTTGTCAATTGAGTATAATCTGCGCTCATAAACACTTCGTTTGTTCCGGTTCTCAATTCTTCAATTGTGGTTGCTAATGTTTCAGTTGGTTTACTACATATTTGACAAAGCCGTGCGGTTGGATCTCTTAAAGCTATATTTTTTAGATTATTAGTAGTAAAAGAAATCCATGTGACAGCATTTAACATCCCATGATTTTTTACGATTTCAACTAAAATGTCAAACTGCGCCGATGTATACGTCCCGGTGATTTCTATGTATGGGAAAATCTGCACATTTCGGCAAAATAGAATAAATTCCTCAAATGATGGGATTTTTGTTCCTGCATATGTTTCCGCTTTCCATGATCCGAAATCCAACTCTCTTACTTGTGCGAATGTCATGTCTGCAATATTGCCTGTACCGTTTGATGTTCTATCAACAGTGAAATCATGGAGTAAAACAGGAATGTTGTCTGACGTAAACCGAACATCTGTCTCGACAAAACTAAAACCATGTTCAACCGATAGTTTAAACGCAGGCATTGTATTTTCTGGGGCAATACTGTTATACCCTCTGTGATTTATTCCTTTAACCAAATGTTTGCTAAACGCATAATTAACAGGAGATTGATTTTTCTTTGCAGAATCAGACAGTGTTTCGTAAATTGTAAAAATACTAGTTAGCGATTGAACAGTAAATTCGCAATCGTTAAAACTGCGGAATGTAATAGAAACTTCATTAATGTCATTTGATGGAACATAATCGAAATCATAAACATGGGATGTGCCATTTACCACATTGGTTCTTACGAATGTTCCGTCATTTTTCCATTCGCACATTGCTATCCACATAAGACGGGAAGATGTTAAATACGTCAAATTAATGTGTAACTTCATCCCGCCAAAGCATTTGATTTTCTGAGTATATTTGCAAGCATTTTCCGATGTGTCTTCGACAACAACCCCCCCCGAATTATAATACCCATCAAACAAATCAAGTTCTACATCAGTCAAGTCCCCTAAATCAGCCTTTATTCCAGTAATTTTCTCGGCATCGACATCGTGGACAGCTTTAAGGCCCTCAAGCGTTATGAGTTTATCTTTTAATGCCATATCTTCACCTCCTTAAACTCCCACGTAGCTGCGTGTCTCAGCCACGGTTGCAATTCCTACCACGTCACCTTCGATGTCTACGGATGCTCCGCTACCAACTGGCATCGGATTCCATGCTGCGTGTTCCTCATCGTAAAGATACTTGATTCCGGTATCAATCTCGATATATACAGATGTGTTTGCGATCAAAACACCGTTCTGTACTGTTGTAGGCTTACCGTCTGCGACCAGACCAGCCATATAGAAAAGACCACGAGGGACTTTCTCGCCGCCGACCGTTTTTGGGTCGCCCATAATAAGATTCTTAATAGTTATCATAAATCCTCCTCAGATTCCGAGAAAACTTCTTGTCTCAGCGACAGTAGCGATATCGTCACCATCAACCTTCTCTGCCAGAGCGTCATCGACCTGAGTCTTAGTGTAGACCTCGGAAGAGTTAGCCTTGTTGCCGACATTTGTATTGATCTCATTGATTGAGCCGACCAACGTTTTATTTGTCGTAGCGAGTCCATCAATCGTGCTTGTGCAGAGCTTGTCTTTGATCCACGACAGCACAGCCGAGAAAAGCACCTGCTTGTTGCTTGACGAGCCTGCGTCATTGATAAGCAAGGTATCGGAGTCTGTCGGTTTGGCTTTATTGGGATAAGACGTAAATCTTGCCATAATCGTTATCCTTCATTATCTGATTCTTGCGCCATCTCTTGTTTCTGTTTCTGCGCCTTTTCGATATAATTCTGCGTCAGTTCCATTTCAGCGACTTCGCCTAATATCGCCTTGAGGATATAACGCATTTCTTTTGGTGGCACAGCACCTTGCGCCAAAAAGTTGTTTACCATGCCACCTATTTGATTTCTCACAATATCTATTTCCATGTCTGTCATGACTCCATAATGGCTGTGATAATTCCGTCCGTGATATACAGTGTTGTATTTCCAATTACGACAGTTCCAGAGTCGCCATTTGATGCATGTAACTGGCTTGCATATACTGGAACATCGAAATTAGCCCTGTTTACTTTTAAGACGAATTTATTAAGAGGTAAATTGTGCCAGTCATAAAATCCCAGCACCAAGTCCCGACCGTCTTGCGCACGTATCTGCACTTCTTGGGACTGTAGCAAGACACCCATATGGTCATATACGAAATCCATAGAACTACTGCTTTGAACGTCAATCTCAAGGACTTTCAATCCACCATAATTGTTATTTCCTCTGTAAAAATCCAACCCATAAGGTTTAATGTCGCAACCATAATAGATGGAGTTTGAAAAGTCACTCTTCTCCTTTAAAAGAATCCCACTATTATTAATGATTCCAAAAGGAAAATTCGAAGCGTCTTTAAGTGTTATGGTGCCATTGCCATTATCGTAGCCGCCAACCACAAGTTCGCCAGTGGCAATATAAGAAGAGTTGATGTAGACCTTTGTTTCACCGTCAGTTGGGTCTTGGGCTAAATAGATGCCCTGGTCGTGTCCGCCATTAGTTAATGCGAGGAACACTGATTCTTGGTCAAGAACCACAGACGAAGCGTCAACAAGCAATGCGACTTCTTCTTGGTCGAGAAGTGTCGATCCGTTCATCATGCGGATTCTCAAGGAGCTGGAGCCAGGCACAAGTTCTATACGTTTGCTCCAATTTTCACCGTTCTCCGGGTCAGGTGCGCCATCGTACTCATGCGGAGTGCTTGCTTGCGCATCATAATGGAGATAGATGGATGCGCCCAACACTGATCCTGTCGAGCAGATATTCTCATACCACGTATTTTCGACACAAACATCAATCACATAATTTGCGCTATATGCTGTTTTGCTCGTACTCGTTCCGTCACGGTAATACGACTCAACAGTAATCGTATCAGGTTCATAAACGTTCGCCTGCGTCAACTTTGTGGACTTCGGGGATACTTCGAGCAAATACGTTCTTGCTGACGTACCCGTAGCACCGTGCGTACCGATAATTCTAGGCGTTGAAGAACTCTCAGAACCATCCGTGTAAGTAATCTTCTCGTAGTTCCATAAATACTTATTTGTCGTGGTCGTATTTACCATCGAGGTTGACCACGATGTAGGAGCAGTAGTGGAAGATGAAGATACCTGATAGTATTCTGTAATAGACGAAATTCCACGACCGCTTGCCCCGTCAGCAGAGTACATTCCGATGATTCTAGGGTCCGTACTTGAAGGGCTACCGCTAGTATACGAAGTGGTGTTGTAATTCCACAAGTATCTATTCGAAGCAGTTGGATTTACGACCGATGTACTCCACGAAGAAGGCTGAGTGCTGGTGGAATTTGATATGCCGTAATACTCCGTAATGGAGACAACGCCACGACCATCATCACCACGCATCTTGCTCCATGTGTAATCCCTGTAATTTGTGCTATCCGCAACAGATGCATCGGAACGCACACCGATGTAAACTGCGCCATCGAAATATACGTTAGAGAAGTTCTGGCTGCCATCAGCAGATTTTGCATAAGCGAAGTGGACATATGCCGGAGTCCCATCAGTGCCATTCGTACCGTTTATGCCATTCGTTCCATCCACACCAGTCCATCTTGTCCATGTGTATGCACCGGAGCTTGTCGGGTCCTCTTCGTTATTATCAATGCAGAGTCCGATGTAATCAGATGGAGTCTCGGTCATCTGTGCGCTTGTCGGATTGGCTACGGCAGAATATTTGATATGAACGTAGCTTGACGTACCGTTCGTACCGTTTGTTCCATTGATACCATTCGTTCCGTTTGTGCCGTTTATACCTTGTCTCGCAACAGAGTATGAAGTTGTACTTGTTCCGTCACTATAATTAACGATGGTGCGTGTCCAGAGATAGTTACCGCCTGCCACAGATGGAATGCTAGACTGCCATGTGCCAGTAGGAGCAGTAGTCGCACTCGTTCCTGACTGATACCTGACGGATGTTGATGTTATCGTGACGGAAGTCCCATCGTCACCCTTCATCTTAGACCATGTGTAGTCCTGATAGTTCGTACTGTCAGCCTGAGTGGAGTCAGACCTTACACCGATGTATGTAGCACCGTTGAAAGCTACTACACTGAAATTCTCCTGACCATTAGCAGAAGTTGAGTAAGCAAAATGAACATATGCGTTCGTGCCGTTAGTTCCATTTGTGCCGTTCGCACCAGCCGGTCCCTGTATCTGACCTACGTTCGTCCATGCGTTATCCGCCCATACATACAAGTCGCCAGACACGATATACGCATCACCAGTAGAGCCTGTCGGATGTGCGGCTTGCAATTCTGCGACTGTATTGTAACTTCCGAGGATCGTGACCGAAGTACCATCAGCACCATCAGCGCCCTTGATAAGCGACCATTCATAGTCGGCATAGTTCGTGGAATCAGCTACATTAGAGTCTGTCAAGACTCCGAGATAAGTCGCTCCAGAGAAATTCGTTGTGCTGAAATTATCGTGTCCGTCAGAAGATGTCGAATAGGCGAAATGCACGTAAGAACTTACGCCATCCCTTCCGTTCGTACCATTCGTGCCGTTAGTACCGTTCGTTCCTGGAATGCCCTGTTCTCCGTCATCACCCTTGAACTTAGTCCATGTATATGAACTTGCCGTAGTCGGGTCTGAGGCATTCATATCAACGCAAATTCCGATATATTCATCCGGGGTCTCCGTGATATCACTGTCTGACGGATTTGCAACAGGGGAGTACTTTATGTGGACGAAGTTCGATGTTCCGTTAGTGCCATCACGACCATTTGTACCATTAGTGCCGTTAGTGCCATCAATTCCCTGTCTCGATACGGAATAGGAAGTCGTTGATGTTCCGTCACTGTATGACACAATCGTTCTTGTCCAAAGGTATTTGCCGTTTGCACTTACAATGGTGTCGCTCCATGTCCCTGTCGGAATCGTAGTTGCGCTCGTGCTTGCCTTGTACGTGACCGATGTAGACGTAATGGATACAGAGTCGCCATCTTCGCCCTGTTTTGACTTGACAACCGTGAACTGCTTGCTCAACGTAACAGAGCCGTAAATCGCAGTGAATGTGACCGTTCCGCTGTCGGAAGTCAGACCAGTGACCGTGTATGTTTTAGTCGTAGCGTTCCACGTACCACTGACATTCTGAACCGAAGGAGTACCAAAAGCAGCGCTGGATGTAATATCCGTTGCCCCATAAAAAACCTTCGCAGTAGAGGAACACTGTGGGAACGTTGTGTAATTTCCATCGGAGTCCGTAGGAATCAGCTGATAGTCATTATCCAGTTCCATCACAACATTGTTAAGGTCCATCCCATCGACAGTATCTTGAACAATATTGTTAATGGTCTTTCCGGTGAGAGTGAATGACGTAGCGTTGATGACTACATTGCCAGTAGCGGTATCGGCTTCAAATGTAGTGTTCCCATTCCCGTCCTTGATACTTATCTTGCCAGAATTGATCCAGTCAGCATTGATGCCCCTTGCCGTAAGCACGTTGTAGAGAGCGTTGCCATTCTCGTCAATCGCCCAAGTGGTTCCACCGTCATGTGATACAACAAGACCAGTCGAAGTCAGTTTCCAGACACTATCGGATTCGTCGATAGTCTCTTTGTCGTGCAGATAGTAAATCGTAGAGCCATCTCCTTGTGGTACGCCGGAAAAATACATTCCGTAACCAAGAGAGATCAGTTCGGTCATCTGCTTTGCGACATTCTCATAAGAATCAAGGCTTGCACGAACAGAGCGACCTGCTTCTGCGAGAATCTTCATTGCCGGAGTATAGCTTGCGGTCTGCTTTTTAGCCGGGGTCTCTGCGCCACAAGATGACTCCTGGTACTGACCGGAAGTAAAACTCAGATTGGTAATAAAAGAACAGTAGACACGACCGTTTCTATAATCTTCTACCCACGCCAAGTCTCCGGCTTCATAATACGGTCTTGTAAGGTAAGAAGCATCAAACGTGTAAAAGTAATGACCGACCACGCTCTCTGCGATTCTTGTTACGACTGCATTTGCATTTCCAGTTCCAATGAACGGATTTCCAGAAACGTCCACCATGTATTCGTCCGTGCCGGAAGAATATTCAGTCGAAGTATCGCCACTTCCGATAACACACTTTACGCCTGTTATGAGTATCGGATAATGGCCAACACGCACCGAACTTACATTATTGATTCTCGCATACCTGTTCTTTTGTTCGGACGAAAGAGCGTTCCACGCAATATCTGTTTCTCCGTCCATTGAGCCAGTGATAGGATCGTCAACATGGTCAAGAATCCTTGCATCCGTGGAGTCAAGAATAGAACCGTCAATAGCAACCTGTTGCAGATGGTCAACGTCATACCACTTGATAACCAGTCTGCCGAGATTATCCATCCTTGCGTACTGACCACACATTTGCGCCGCATATCCGATAGCAGCAAGCCACGTCATGTTCTTGTCTGTAGGCTTCGTGCTTACGGTCAAGTTGTAACCATCCCACGAGGATGTGGCGAGAGCGATTCCACACTTCGTACACGCTTCTTGGATGATTGCTCCGGCAGTAGTCGGGAATGAGAGAGTAGTCGCCCACGGCTGTTCAAAGTAGTAAGCGTAGTCCAAGCACTCAAAAGCTATGAGATAACCGTCATAGTCAACTTCGTCTGCGACATACCTTCCGATACGGATATACTCAGTATTATTGTTCTCAAGCCGGAGACCCAACTGGAAATCGACAGTCGCCAGATTGAAGTCGTAGCTATCAAAGTCCCCGTACATATTGTTGAGAATAAAATCAAGTTTCCCGATGATAAATGCGCCAACATCGAAAGAGCCTGTCCCACTCGTAGCTTGAGAGAACTTTACCGAGCCAGACCACAAATCATCATTCTCTATGAGAAGCGTTTCGCCATTTGCAAGATTAATGTCAATCTTGTAAAGGAAATTTCTCTTATCATTATCAAGTTGTGTCTTAAAAGCATTAGATACTGTAAGCAAAACGGATTACCTCTCGATAATGTCAAATGATACGGACTCGTACCGTTTATCACTCACCCACCACCGTTTGACAGGTGCGGAGCGGTCGCCTACGTAAAATTCCGCTGTCCGATAATCATTGAGCAACGGATCATGGTAAGTCACGGTGATGTACTCAGGGTTGAACGCTTGCAGTATTTGCGCCGTTTCAGCCGGGGTCGTCATTGTCCATGAAAGAGCGATTTTGACCTTCTGAGCGACACGATTCTTATGCATATAGGAATCCTCAGTTCTGCCACTATCCGGGGCGCTTACGTCCTGTAGTGACCAGTCGAACTTAGCCGGTTCCTTAATCGCCACTCCATCTACAACTAGCATTGCCATAACTCGTTACCTCGTATATAGAAAAGCGCACATAGGCTTTGACACCTACATGCGCTGTGAATAAATTTACATCTGCGCCACAACACTGTAGCGCCTGTTATATTTCTGTTCGCCCTTGCGGACCGCTTTATAAAGTGTTTCGGAATCCGCTCTGACCGTGACCTCGACAGTCGGTGAACCACCTTCGCCACCGAAGCCACCAGTAGCCATAAAGACTTGCATCATTCCGTCTACGACCGCACCACGGATAGCAGTGGTAATCTGGTCGTTATTAGCGACTGCCGGACGATGACCGATAGTACCAATCATCTCAGGGTTGCCGTACTCATTAGCAAAGAACAGACCTGCGTCAGGGAAACCACCAGAAGCATATCTAACTATTTTCGGGAGTGAGAAGCCATATCCACCCTCTTCGTGCTGTTCCCACTCAACATGCCAAGTCGGGAAATCCAAACCATTAAAGAAGTCCGTAACAGACTGAAAAGCGTTCTTAATTCCTTCTGCGGCACGTTCTCCGATAGACTGCATATCATCCATTGCACGACCATAGTCGCCGTTCACGGAGTAGCCGATTTCACGACCCAAAGAATCGTAGGACTTCTTAATGTCTCCATTTGCAGTCTTAACAACCCTCACAGTGTCGTTTGTCTTTTTGTCCGTTGTGTCATAGAGACCTTTGTAATGAAGTTCCCAATTCTTAGTTTCGTCATTTCTAGTGGTCTTGAGATACTGCTTTCCTTCCTCAATCTTTCTCTGAACTCTAGGGTCAGCCATCCCGAGGATTCCAGCAATAGCAAGCGCACCAACAAGAATAGGTGGAGTGGCGGCTGCAAGCAATCCAGGGAGAGCCCCAAGACCAGTGCTAAACGCGCCAAGAAGCCCAGTAGTGCCACCAACAGTTCCTACGGCAGATAAGCCAGCCCCAGTTCCGGCTGTCCCAAGACTAAACCCCCATCCGGCAACCGCACCTGCGGCAACGACACCAAGACCGCTAATTCCAAGACTTATGATGTCTTTTATCGGATTTGTGCCAAACGCAGCAGCGATACCACTGGCTATGCTAGTAGCTGCATCAATTTCATCAAGTTCAAGTTTAAGATTAGCCGCTGCGCCCCAATCAATCTTAGACATTACTTCGAATATCTTCTCGACAATGTACTGCATATCGACTTGTTCAAGGAAGTCGAGCGCACCATAAATCCAAGTGTTGATAGTATTCGCAACATCATCAGTATTGATGTTATCAAGAGTGGTGTGAAGGAATGTATTGAACGACTCGCCCAACTGAGCAAAGTCGATACCATCTCCGAGCTCAAATGCAAACTTGATAGCCGTGCTGATACTCTTGCCTACCGTAGTTCCAATGACAGCAAAATTCTCAGGAGTAACAAAAGCATTGATCGCATCGGAAATATCCTGTGCAAGCAAATGCGCTTCGGTGAGTACGTTGCTCCATTCAATCCCGCTAAGAGCGTGGTTTACAGCCGCCCCGAAAGACTTTCCAATGTTTTTTCCACTGAACCTAGAGCTAAATCCGATAGCACCAATGACAGCAGCATTAAGTGCTTCTGCGATAGAATCACCGACAGTACCGAACATCTCCGGGTTTATGAGACCATTTATATAATCAGCTATGCCACGTCCCCATACCCATGCCGTATTTGAAAGCCAACCGAAGTTGATTGACTCTAATGCAGTCTGGATGGCAAGGGATACGGACTCTCCGAGATTTCTAAAGTCGAAAGTATATCCGAATGTATTAAGTGCTTTAAGGGCGGTATTGATACTGTTGCCGACCGTGCGACCGAGCGATTCAAATGTGTGTGGCTGCACAAGACCGTTAAGGAAGTCTGCAAGACCTTTTCCAAAGCCCTCTGCCTTTTTATAGACATTATCCCAATTAATCTTGTCAAGGACATCTGCGAGTGAATCCGAGATATATTTGCCAAGATCATAAAGATTGTCGATTGCGGATTTGAACTTGCTGTCGGTCTTTTTAATGACGTAATCAATATCGCCTACGCCACCATCACCGATACCGCCACCAGCACCGATTCCAGAGCCACCAGAACCAGAACCACTTCCCGAACCGATATCGGATGCCAAGTCGTCATCATTTCCATTCAGTACGTTCAGTTCGTCAAATCCGAGGATAGTAGCCTTGAGTTTCTTAGCCGCCTTATCAGCCTTATCAAGACCGCTTGCCGTATCATCAGCGCCACCAGACACATCTCCCATATCGGAAGATACACCATCGAGCGTATCCGCAAAATCTTCGAGCGAACTGCCCCTGGCGAACGTTTCTACTTCCCACCCGAAGATTTGTCCAAGTGCATTGAGAACATTCGTAGAAAAGGTCAGAACAGCCTTGAAAGCTGCGTTCATAGCCATGACAAATGGCTTAATAGCCTGAATCAGACCAGAACCGACAATAATGCCAAGTTCCTTGAAATTCTCTTTGAGAAGAATAATTTGATTGTGCCAACTACGGATTGTCCTAGCGTAGTCGCCGTGAGCCGAAGTCGTCTGAGCAAGCACGTACTGATAACGGAGCATCGTTTTTTCGGCTTGTGTCATGGACTGAACATCAGCATCAATTCCATGCTTCAACGCCCACTCTTGCAATGTGGCTTGTGTTAAGTCTATTCCCAGAGCCCTTAGCGGCCGCGACTGTCCAGTATAAACCGCTTGTAATTTCTCAAATGCTGTCTTTTGGTCGATGTCATAGAATGATGCAAGGTCAGCCGCAAGTCTTGTCAGATTGACCGACATATCCTGCATATTGCCGTTAGCTTCACCGTAAGCAACGCCCATGTCCTTGAGATTAGCTTGTGCGGAAACCATCTGACTGTTGGTGATTCCCATTGCCTTTCCCATAGCTTGATAGCGAGAAGCATACTGCTTAAAGGAAAGTTCGGACATACCGAGCGAATCCTTTACGGACTTCGACATATCCTCAATCTTCTTCGCATAGTTCTCCGTAAATACATTGTCAATGACGTTCTGAACTTCAACTAAGCTAGATGCAAGTTCAAGTGAGCCGGAGAACATCGAGAATATCCTTCGGAATCCCCACAAGAGCGTTCGGGCTTTTACAATCACCATAGTGAGCGACTGCGTGTGGGAAGTTGCCCTGTCCATTGACTGAGCGAAACCGCTTACACCACTTGCGACCTTGTTGTAGGCAGTGGCAAGGAAATTCGAATTTCGATAAGCAGCGGAAATCTTTGATGTATACTGCTGAATCGCCCTTGATGCGACATTATGGCTCTTTGTGACATTGCCGTTAGACGTTGCCACCTTCATGTTTGCCCCATCAAGTTTGCTTAATGCTTCGACAAGTCTTAGCGTTTTATCTGACACATCCGGCATTCCAGCAAGCGAAGTGATAAGTTCATTTAACGCCTGAGACAGTTGCGGAAGGTTCTGTGCCGCTTTCTGCGCACTTGCATGACCGAGAGAGCGTATAGCATCGGCGAGCCCCGTAAGACCCGTGTAATCAGTGGGGATCGTCACAAAAGCAAGTTCCGTAAGTGCATGTGCTATTATCGGGATGTTCTGTGCGCCTTGTGTGGCACCCTTTAAACCTAACTTGCTAATGCCAGTGGCGAGTGCGGTAAGACCGGAGAAGTCCGGCAGCGAAACATCACTGCCGAACCCACGAATCGACTCCATAATCTTCGTAAGATTGTCGCCAACAGCGGAACCCTTGTCGCCACCAAGTTTCCCCGCAAGAGAGCCGAGCGAGTCAAGACCGGAGAAATCTGGAACGGAGATGCCATCGACCATCCTGAACGCTTCTAACAGCCGTGTCATAGGAGTGACCGTTTCCTCGGTCATTGAGTTCTCCTTGAACTGTTTCATGACGTTCGCAATAGCATCTGCATTGTTCCACACAGCACTGGACGCTTCTTCCAAAGAGACCTTTACCTGTTCATTTCCCTGTGCAAATGCGGCTTCTTCTGCTCGTGCGTTCTTCATCACTTCCCACAAGGCGGCAAACCCGTCTGCGGCATTATCAGCGATTGGGATGATGTTCCCGAACTGAGCATTCAACTCACCGACAAACGAAGAAAAGTCCGTACCTTCACCGGATGTGAATACATTTCCGCCTGCGGTTTTCATCATTCCAAGATAATCACCGTACTTTCCGTCACGGAACTCTTGGAAAACCTCGGAGGGAAGATGAACGCTACCCTTGCCGTATGAATTGATCGCTTCGATAAGCCCCTCGTAAACACGAGTAGCTTCTTTTGCCACCGTGCAGTTGTCCTGTATGGCACGAGATACATTGTCGAACTGTTCAGTTATGTCTCCGTCAGCGACACCGTTTATCATATCTCCGAGTTTCATGAACTCGTTTGTGATTTCACGGACATTTCCGGTTATGGAAATTTGCGCATCATTAAAAGAGCCGACAAGTTGTTTTTCGACAGCATCCGCCACAGTCGCAGGTTCGCTTTTTATAGGAGCAAATAATCCGCCAATCGAATCAGTAGCCTTTGCAAAACTGGTTATCGAGCCTGCAATTTTCGACATGGACTTGGCTACTGCGTCAATCCGACCAGTGTCTATCCCATTGACGACTTCATTTAGCCGTTCAAATCCACTTGCCATATTGTCGAGAGCAGCCTTGTATTTTCCGGCATCGGTGAAGTGTTGCAAGGAGCCGGAAAGCATATTCAATTTTTGTTGTAAGCTATCAATCGCTCTTATCGAAGGGTCAACGCTTGCGCTAATCTCGACCGACAGCGTATCGATTAAGTTGTTTCCGTTTTCTGGCATTTTTCTGACTCCTTCGCCTGTTTTGCGAGTTTGGCATTTGTGGAAAGAGTTTCAAGGGACAGGAAGAAAGCCTCGACCTGTTTCATTTCATCTTCTTCCGT